AGATTTCTATCTACCTGTAAGAGGAGGTGATACTTCTACTAGAATTGAAACTACTAAGGGATTAGATTATGACGGTACAAATGACGTTGATTACCTATTAAAGAAGATGTTTGCAGCTCTTAAGGTTCCAAAAGCATACTTTGGATACGAAGGAGAATTATCAGGTAAAGCTACATTAGCAGCAGAAGACATTAGATTTGCTAGAACAGTAGAAAGAATACAAAAGATAATGGAATCAGAGTTAACTAAGATTGCTCTAGTTCATTTATACTCTCAAGGATTCTCTGGTGAAAGCTTAACTAACTTCGAAATTAAGTTAACTACACCTTCAATTATATTTGAACAAGAAAAAATAGCTTTACTTAAAGAAAAGGTAGATTTAGCTGCTCAAATGCAAGACTCTAAGCTTTTCTCTTCAGATTACATATATGAAAAGATATTTGATTTATCAGAAGACAAGTATATGGAAATGAGAGACCTAGTTAGAGAAGATTCTAAAAGAGCATTTAGAATAGCTCAAATAGAAGGGGAAGGTAATGATCCTGCTAAGTCTGGTGCTACTTACGGTACACCACACGATTTAGCTTCTATGTACGGTAGAAGAGCTACTCCAACAGCAAAAGGTGCTGGACAAGACGAAGTACCTCAAGGGTATGAAGAAGCACCTAAATGGGGAGAACCTGGACCAGAAGGTGGAAGACCAACAGAAAAAGCATCTATATATGGAACTAACGATGCAATAGGAGGTCGTGATCCTCTAGGAGTACATGGAATGCACGGTGGATTTGACTCCGATAATGATAAAGTAGCTGAAAATGTAAAAACAAACACAGTCTACCTTAGAAACAAAGAACTCTTTAAAGATATTGTATTTAAAAAATCTTCTGCTAAAGAAGCAAAGATGTTAAGCGAAGACAATATTAAAGATTTAGAGAATTAATACATATTTATATATAGTAAACGTATACAATGAGGATAAAACATTCAAAGTATCGCAATACTGGTTTGATATATGAGCTGCTTGTAAAGCAAATCGCAGCAGACGTACTTGAAAATAAAGAGTCAAGTGCTATTCAAATATTAAAAAAGTACTATAGCGGTAAAACTACTCTAGCTAAAGAATACAAGCTATACGAATTTGTAGTTAAAAACAATTCTGTATCTCAAGCTAAAGCAGAAACGATCATTTCTACTATTACAGAGGTATCTAGAAAATTTAATCAAAAATTACTTAAAGAACAAAAGTATGCTTTGATATCAGAAATAAAAGAAAGATATAACATCGACGAATTTTTTACTGTTGATGTAAGAGATTATAAAGCATTAGCGTCTTTATACTGTTTATTAGAAGCACAGAATAATTCTAATATAGTTGACCCTAGCTTTTTAATTAATAATAAAACAACTCTATTAGAGCATTTAACATCTAAGAAACAAAATGAGGAAGATGTTAAAGACTCACTTATTGAGCAATATTCTAAGTATGATACTGATTTAAAACTTTTAACGTTTAAAATCTTATTAGAAAAGTTTAATAGTAAATACAAAGATCTTCTTCCTGAACAGAAGAATATACTTAAAGAATTTATAACATCAGTAAACTCAAGTAAAAAACTATTTAATTTAGTTAATAAAGAATTTACTAAAATTGCCGAAGCTGTAACTGGCTTAAGTAAAAAAGTAACTGATGATATACTTAAGATTAAATTAGATGAAATATCTAAATCTATCAAGCCGTTAAAAAGCACAGATAGAGTAGGAGATACCCATTTAGTTAATCTTATGCAATATTACGATCTAGTAAACGAGCTAAAAAGCTTATGACAAGATCAGCACTGATTCAGTTAGTACGTGAAGTACAGCAGGAATTAGACGAGGCTAACGTTACTAATAGTGGCGGAGCATCATTTACACCTGGCGATGGAGCACAGTATGCTACACCAGCTGCATTTGGAAAGGCTACTCGAGCGATTAAAACGCTTAAGAAGCAAGGTTACAAGCAGGTTAGTCGTCCTAAACGACCGTCACATACTAAAGGATTTGATTATTTATAAAAAATGAGAACATACACAGTAACAGAAAAGTACAGAGCCGTCAACGAAGGTAAGATGGCTAAATCAGAATTTGTAAGACAAATGAGACTTGGTTACCCTGAACATATTACACAGTGGAACGGATTTAAAGATACAGTACAAATTCTTAAGAATAGAGGACTTCTTTTCGAAGAGGTTAAACCTATAGTAGTAGAGGAAAAGATTGATGCTATGAAATTGCCATATAGTCTAGAAGCCTTAGATAGAGGTATTAGACATGAATTCGCAGAAGCTAAAATTGAATATCACGCAGGTGCTAATATTAATATGGATCAATACAATGATGCTCTAAAGAAAGCTAAAGCAAATTTAGACAAGGATCCAATGCACTACCTTAATATACTTGCTGGTAATGATAAGAACGTAGATAAGAACGATCAAATGAAACCAGTATCAGATAAACCAGATGTATTTAATGGTCTAAAGAAAGCTGATTTAAGAGAAGCTAAAACAATGCTAAAAGAAGGCAAAATGGATGACTTAGCTGAAAAGCTAGGAATAGATGTAGGTAGATTACAAGCTGCTGCTGATAGATTAAGAGAAATGGAAAGAGAAGATGCTGCAGAAACAGCCGGTAAAGTAAATGCAATGAAAGCCATTATAGATGAAGAACCTGATGAAGTAATGAACATCGATAGACACGGTAATGAAAAAGAAGATAAAGAAAGCAATTACACTAAAGTAAAGGAAGCAGAAGAAATGGATCAAGAAGAGTACCACTTAAAAAGAAAAGAAGCTGCTAATGCTGCTATAGATATTTTAAGAAGAAAGTTTCCTGAAGTTACTGCTGGGATACTTAAAGACTTTTTAAGAACTCATATGGATGATCTATATGGTGGAGCAGATCCTATAGAAGAATTTGAAAACTATGTATCAGTTAATTATGATAGTTTAGAAGAAGAAAGCGTTTCTGAAAAGAAAGGTAAAGATCATGACGGGGACGGAGATGTTGACGGAGATGATTATATGGCTGCTAAAGACAAAGCTATTAAAAAAGCAATGGGTAAAGAACCACAACAAGAAATTAGCACTGCAGATATTAAGGCTGCAAGAGCAGGATTAGACAAATTTGCTGCTAGAGAAAAAGAATTAGACAGACAAAATCCTAACAGACATAAAGAAGCTGGAGCTAAAGCAGCAGCAGCAAGAGATGCAGCAAGAGCAGCTAAAAAGAAATCTGGTAATAATACTGCAAAATATACTTCTTTCTACAATAAAGAAGAGAAAATCAAAGAAGCTATAAAAAAGATTGTAAAAGAATCTTTAGCAAAAGATACTCTAAACGAAGCTGCTACTAATCATTTAGCTGCAATGGCTGATACTTATGGAGACTATAAAGGTATGACAGTAGTACTAAATGATCTTCAGAACATAGTAACAGATATCGAAAGTTATTATGCTAAACAAAAAGATAGATTAGAAGGAGTATTTAAAAAAGTAGGTGAAATACAAAATGAAGAAGGATTTAAAGTAGGAGGATTTTTAGCTCCTGCTATAGAAAGCGCTTTTGTAAAAGATTCAAGACACTTAGGAGGTAGTAGATTTATGAAAGGCGTACAAATACCTCAAGTAAAAGTTGCTAAGTTTGATAACTTAAGACAAGAAGAAGCACCTGTAGAAGCAGCTCCAAAAGAAACTATATTCGGTATAAACGAAAAAGGAGAGTTTAAATTAAGAAAAGACTTATAAAAGAATGGCACAACTATTAGTAGACGTTACCCCATTTAAATCAGTACTTAGAGAGTCTAAAGAAAGACCAGGAGTATATGAAGTTGAGGGTGTTATGCAAAGAGCAGTTGCGGAAAATCAAAACGGTAGAACATATTCAAAAGATATTTTAGAAAGAGAAGCTTCTAAATACGTTAAAGAGTTTGTTGAAAGAGGTAATGCATTCGGAGAACTAGATCATCCTGAGTCTCCTGTTGTCTCTCTTAAGAACGCATCTCACATAGTAAAAGAGCTATATTGGAAAGGAAACGACCTTATGGGTAAGGTAGAACTATTAAACACACCAGCCGGTAATATAGTAAAAGAAATTATTAAAGCAGGACATACTATAGGTATCTCATCTAGAGGTACAGGTTCTGTTAAACAAACTAACGAAGGACAATTAGAGGTTCAACCAGACTTTGAATTAGTATGCTGGGACTTTGTATCTAATCCATCCACACACGGTGCTTTTATGAACCCTGTAGCTTTACAAGAAGGGTTAAAAAAACCAAATAAGTTTGCTAAATTAGACAATATACTTAACGATATATTAAGAGCCTGATAGGTTTTTGTAAACAGTATATATTTATATAAGAATATACAGTCACTTATACTGTATTAAAAACTTATAACTAACTTCATATTACGATTTCAATAATCGTACGAAACCACAAATTATTTTTATAATGAGTAAAGATTTATTCAAGCAAGCTATTGCTGAAGCTAAATCTGTAAGAGAAGCCGCTATTGCCAACGCTAAGGAAGCTTTAGAAGAATCTTTGACACCTCATCTTAAAGACATGTTAGCTGCTAAACTTCAAGAAATGGAAGAAACTACTATTGAAGAAGCTCCAAAGAAAGACGAAAAGGAAATGGATGAAGCTCCTAAACATGACAAAAAAGATGAAACTATCGAAGAAGCTCCTAAGGACGACAAAGATGAAGCAATAGAGGAAATAGAAATTGCAGAAGAGCCAGAAGTAGCTGAAGCTGAAGTAGAAGAAGCAGAGGATGATTCAGAAGAATCTGAAGACGATGCTCCTATCGACGAACCAGCCGAGGATGATATGCCAGACGGAGATGAAGATATTTCTAAATTATCTATTGACCAGTTCAAAGATTTAGTAAGAGATATTATCGCTCAAGAAGGAGGTCACGGCGAAGAACTTCCAGCTGATGACATGGATGGTGGAGATATCGAAGCTATAGGTGATGAACCTGCAGCAGATGATATGGACGCTATGGATGCACCAGACGAAGAAGAAATCGACTTAGATGAGCTTTTAAGAGAATTAGAAGCAGAAACTTCAGAAGAAGTTGCAGAAGCTAAGGACGATAAAGACATGGACGAAGCTCCAAAGAAAGATGACAAAGACGAAAACGTTGAAGAGGCTAAAGAAGACCACAAAGACGAAGGTAAGAAAGATGACAAAAAGATGGAAGAAGAAGTAACTGAAGAATCAAATGAACTTCAAGAAGCTTTAGAAACTATCGAAACTTTAAAGAAAGACCTTAATGAGGTTAATCTTTTAAATTCTAAATTACTTTACGTTAACAAGATCTTCAAGTCAAACGACCTTTCTGAAAGTCAAAAAGTTAACATTATCGCTGCTTTTGATAAAGCTGAGAGCGTAAAAGAAGTTAAACTTGTATTTGAAACTGTTTCTGATAGTGTAGTAGGTAAAAAAGAATCTGCTAAGTCTATTAAAGAATCAAAAGCTAAATTAGGTATGGCAAGTAAAGCTACTGGAACTACTGCAAGTAAGCCAGAAGTAATCGCTGAAGTATCTGATACAGTTAGAAGAATGCAAATGTTAGCCGGTATTATTAAACAATAATCTTAAAAAATTAAATTAAAATGGAAATTAACCAATTATTAGAGGGTTCTAATTCTTACAAGAATTTACAAGAAGACTCTGCAAAACTTGCTGAAAAGTGGGCTAAATCTGGTTTGTTAGAAGGTATTGAAGATAAAAAAGTCATGAATAACATGGCAATGATTCTTGAAAACCAAGCAAAACAAGTAGTCTCTGAAGCAAACACAACTAACGTTGGTGGAGGATCTTTCTCTGCAGGCGCTGGTGAACAATGGGCTGGTGTTGTCTTACCATTAGTAAGAAAAGTATTCGCTCAAATCGTATCACAAGATTTCGTATCTGTACAACCAATGAATTTACCTTCAGGACTTGTATTTTATTTAGACTTCAAATATGGAGACACTAGAAATGGAAGAGAAGCACAATCAAATTTATATGGTAACGTAACAGAAGGATCTACAAAAATGGTAAAAGACGCTGATCCTTCAGGAGGTCTTTACGGAGCTGGACAGTTTGGATACACTATCAATAGTGCATCTGTTGCTGTTGAAGAAGCTGCTGTAGCTGCTGATTCTGCTTCTATATCTTATGAAGATGGAGTTGATCCTGCTGACTACTACAAGATTACTAAATCTTTTAGTGGATTAGCTGCTGATTTAAAAGGTGTAAGAGCTTTTAGAATCTTATCTGCTTCTGTTGACGTAACTAACCCAAAGTATACTTCAGTATCTGGAAACGATGTAACATTTGTTATCGCAAAAGGAGACACTACTGTAGATGCTTCTTTAACTGGATCTATTATATACCACAAACAGCCAGTTGATAACGATAGAGGAGACTTCGAAGCTGATTCTTCAAGAGCAGTTGACACTTCTATCTCTATTCCATCTATTGATGTTAAATTATCTAGTGAAGCAATTGTTGCTAAAACAAGAAAATTAAAAGCACAATGGACACCAGAATTTTCTCAAGATCTTAACGCTTACCACAGTATTGATGCTGAAGCTGAATTAACATCTTTATTATCTGAATATATCTCTATGGAGATCGATTTAGAGATCTTAGATATGTTAATCCAAGACGCTAACACTACTGA